AAAATACACCCAAAGGATTGGCTAGCAAGATATCAAAAGCTAAAACAACATCCAAAACACCAACTAAGAAGACCCAAGCGAGCAAGAAAAAAGCCGTGTCATCAAGGAAGAAACATAAATAATCACACCTAGATAACAGCCGCTTCAATAGCGGCTTTCTTTTATGTGCGATAAACTTGATCTAGGTCAATGTTATATTTATTGATGGTGCTAGTATTAGCTTTGTAGATAATTAAATGAGAGAAGAAATGACCGAGCCGACTAAAAAAGAATTTACAGTTGAAATAGCGATATACGATCCTGGTTGTGGATTTGAATTAACCTCTAAAATGACGGTAAAGGCTTTTGATCTAAAGGACGCTCAAGCATATTTAGAAACTAAGTGTGAGTCTATGTTTGGCGCTAACTTTAAGCATAGATACTTTAAAAAGAGAGTAACACTTAAATAGTTAGGCTTAAATGTAACGAATAGAACGGTATTAAATAGAGTTATAAGCGGTGATTTACCTCTATTTAATCGAAAGTAAACTTTTATATAAATTTGGAGAATAAAATGAATAGAGAGCAAGCAACGAAAGAGTTGGTAGAAGATTTGATGTTTCACGGATGTCAAAAGTTAACTTGTGATTTAGCTTTAGAATTGGCTGAAAGTATTTTAGACAACAAAGTGCCATTCATATCAGTTAGAACCAGTGATGATTTCAAAGAAAATGTAGCAATTCAAGCCGCAAAAAATAAAGAGGTTATGATAGAAGTGATGTCAAACTTCTTACCAAAAGATATAAGTGCTGATGAGGCACTGAACCAAGATATGAACTACTGGAAAAATATTTTTATTTCATCTTGTTTATGTGCTGGCAAGTCTGTTGAAGATTCTATTGAACACGCTAATCGTGCTGTTACTGAAATATATAAACAAGTTACGAATAAGTAGGATTTGAATTATGTGGCATTACTTCCATGATAAAAGTTTTAAGCATAAATCAACTAAGTGGTGGCAAGTATTTAACATTGTCACTTGTTTTGATTTTACAGGCGGTTTGAGTGGTGGCGGCACGCTGTATAAGGTTTACTCGTTACGATTTTACAGTATCGAGTTAAGCCGTATTGCGATTACACAAGAGTAGGATTTAGCCTACTAATTAAACGCAAATAGAAATTTGGAGAATTAAAAATGTTAAATAAATATGGCTTTGATAAAAAAGAAACATTAACAAACTTAATAAACAAGAACGGATTAGTGAAAACCAAAACCGGACTAGAGAAAAATGGTCGAGTTGTTTTTGTTTTTCCGAAAGGAGGACTTAGCTCTAGATTAAAGGCTACTTGGGAATTTTTCAAGGGGGCTGACAGTGTTGAAACCCTTGCTGAATATGCAAGCAGAATAGGGGCGGAGCTTAAACCAACGTGTTTAGCGGATATGCCAGTAGTTAAAAAAACCGATGTTGACGGTAATAGCTTTTTCGCGGGTCTTGGATGGGTAACTACCTGGCTACAGGTTAAAGACCCAGACGGTGGACTTAATAAGTCGGGCATGTGGCCGGCATCAGTTCAGATGCTTGGCGATGGCTCGTTAGTTGTAGCAACAAGCTAGATATTTATAATTTTAAAGTAGACGGAGAAATAACGATGAAAAGAATTGAGCTATTAAACGCAATTGACGAGATAAAAGATGCTGATGATGTGGCGCACGCAATAGACACATTGAAAGATTTAGCGGTTAACTTTTGTGATAATTACGAAACAGAATTTAACTACATTCGAGATGCTCTGGAAGGTTTAGCGCCTCACATAGATAAAGTGAATGAAGCTCACAGGGTCGCTGAAAAATGCGGCAGTGACTTATATTAAGGTAGACGGGGAAATAAGCATGATAGGTTTAATTTACATTGTCGGACTAGTTTTATCACTCCTATTATTAAGGTGGCACGGGGTAAGGTGTAAAAAGACAGGGCAAAACCCTGAGTTTGATTTTTTATCTGCGGCATGTTTGTTTTGGCCTATATCGTTAATACTATTATTTATAGCTCCATTTATTTTATTTTTTCGCTATTTGATTGGCAAAGTTACTGGGGAGTTTTAATTGGAATTAATTTACATCAAAGTAGAGGTGAGTATGAGTGAATCAACACAGACATTAACTTTCTTAGCTGCCAGTTTAGCTAAAGGGAGATATATAGGGCGAATATCCGCACTATGCGAAAATCAAAAAACGGTAAGCACAAAAAAGCTTCAGCGAATTATTGAAGATATAGAAGATGTGCAAAGGCTTGACGCTATAAATCTAAAAAAAGTAATTGATCAATTACGCAAACCAGTTACACAAAAGTAGACAAAAGTAGACAAGCAATGAATAAACCAACAAACATACCAGAGTTCACAATTAAACTAGTCATCGATCAGCAAGGTTTAAAATTAAACGCTGAGATAACGGTTAACGCGCATTGTCGTGAAGATGCTGAGTTAGCGGCTGAAATGGTATTGCAATCTAAGTTTGGTGTTAATTTTGATTATGGGTGGTTTGTTAAGGATTGAATATGAATCAACTAAACGAGGCTTACGAACAATCAATCGATACAGTGTGTGACGCAATGTTTTGGTCAACGCTCGGCATTAATTTTATGATAATTTTATTTTTGGCAGTTCCGAAAGGATATTAATAAGGGTTGCGCATCAGCAGCCGACTGCCGCCATTTTATGAGGTAATTTATGCGTAAATATAAAAATCCAGCAGGCACGATAATAGCAGTGTTTATTATCGCCTATTTTGTTGTGGTGGGCGCTTGGTTTATTGCTGACCTTGTGTTCAGTGGTATATTTAATCTTGTTGAGTTTTGATGCAAGAAATCAAAATAGTAATAGTTAACAGTTTGGAGCATTTAAAAGTGGCTAATAAAAAACGTAGATGCTCACAATGCAAAACATACAAGATCGCAACTGATGGAATAGTCATCAGAAATATATTTTACTGTGATTTTGATTGTGCTACTGCTAAAGCTTTTAATGGTATATCTAAAGGTGCTGATATTGTTCACAAGGCAAAGAAGAAGGTATACAACGAGAATAAGCTATCGACACGCAAGAGAGCGACCAAAGAAGCTTGTCACGAATACATTCGCCTTAGAGATAAAGATAAGCTCTGTATTTGCTGCGGAGAGCCTCTTGGTGATGATTTCGAAGCTGGTCACTTTTGGGAATCTGGCAACTTCTCATTTATTAGATATCATGAAGATAATATCCACGGGCAAAGAAAACATTGTAATCGGTTCAAAGGTGGTGACTCTGGCTTTTATCGGGAAAACTTAGTTAATAAAATAGGTCCTGAACGCGTGCAATGGCTAGATAATAATCGCAGTAATAAAACTAAAATGACGGCTGATGATTACCGCGAAATAGAGGCGTATTACAAAGCTAAAATAAATAAACTAAACCAATACTAATGGCGTCCGTGGTTTCTGGCCCATAACCTTTTTTATACTTCTCGTACATATCGCAATAAGACCCTTTTATTTTAAAGTTTCTTTCTATGCGGTATTGGCCGATAATGCACCAGCTTGGTTTGTAGCTATCTGAACCTTCTGACCATGCAGGCTTTTTACCATCAACCCACCACACGCTTTTATATTCAGTGATACCTGCTGATACAATTAATGATAGTTTATCGAAATCGTACTTATAAGCTAAATGACCTTGCCATAACGATGGTATTTTATTCGTGTACTTTTTAGCTAAAATAAAGCTGTTGGCGGTTTCTGTCGATCGTGCAACGTCTATTTTAATACCAAATCCTGAATCGTGCCAGTAGCTATAACCGATATTCAACGCGTCCATTTTGAAATTAATCGGCTGTTTAAACTCTAGGTTTTGGTTTATTCGCATGTAAGAGATGCTGACTTCTTGAGATGCGAATACCGCTGTTGATAGTAGTGTTAAGATTAAGGTTATGTATTTCATTATGCTGCCCTACGTATCATATTGTAAAAACGATAGTATTGTTCCGTTTGTACCATCACCAGATATTTCTATCACTAATGTTTTATAAGGAATTTCTTCTCTAGAAAGTATTCTGCCACCCGTTCCTGATGAATAAGTTCCTATCGCACATCGTATTGAATCCTGATCTGATAATGTACCTGTTGAGTTAAGCACCTCAACCCCGTCAAGCACTATTCTAAATTTAGCATTTGTCACCGCTGTTCCAGTTGCAGTATGGATGGCAGCCAAACTAATTACACCATTGGTTTTATTAAGTACCTCGGTAAGTGATGCTGATGTGATTGATGCGGATTGCTGGCAACCTGTATCTGGAACAATTACAGTCCGTGGCGATGAACCACCAGCAAATAACTGTAATGTATCATCTAATAATATTGGTGGTTTAGCACCACCCAATAAATCACTCGATTCAATAGCCATGTTAAACCTCCCAATGTCCAGTTACAGCGTTAAATATAAACTCAAAGTTAACGCCTGTATTAGTTAAATTAAAGACGGTATGTGAACCGCCAGTGCTAGTTTTTATTAATTCTGATTGTGTACCGTCAACAGTTAATGTGCTTGATACTGCTGCGATTGACGCAACAACCTTGAATCGTTCACCACCTGTGAAACCTGTTACATCTGGCATTGTTATTGTTGAGTTTGCTGTTAGGAAATATTCAACGCCGATTAAAAAGGTTGCCGTTCCTGTTGCTGTGGTTCGTTTTTTTAATACTGCTATTGCTGCTGTATTTGTTGCTATGTTGGTTACATTCGTTGCTATATTACTAGTGTTAGTAGATATCGCCGAAGTATTAGTATCTGTTTGTGGTGATTCAACAGGGTTAGCGTAAAGCAAATTAGTTAATTGAACGCCTGAACCAGCATCAGCAGCATCGATATCATACCATTGAATCGTTGAGCCTGTTTGAACAGCTACCGTTGCCCCCGCTCTTAGCTTAGATGCAACCATTCGTGCTTGGGATGCAAATAGCCCGTTTATCTCTGTTAAGCCTGATGTTAAAGCCATTACATTTCCACCTTAATATATATCCGATGCTCACTTGTTATCGTGTTTAAATTAACTACTGTGCCTGTTGTCATATTACGAGCCGATAATCTTAAATTACCTGTAGTAAAAAGTGTGTCAGCCTCAAAATAAAGAGGTAGCGTTGCTTGTCCGTCACTTGATGCTGTTATATTACAGAAAGGGGCAAAAGTACCAGCCGCGCTAAGGAGTTGAGTTTCATTTTGTGGCCGTATGTCAATATCATTACCGCTCGCTAGGATTGTATCAATATTAACCTGTTGGCTGTCTGTTTTTAATACATGAGTACCAGCAACACCTCCCGAAGCTATAACCAAATAACCTTGCATAATTACACGATTAGAACCGTAAAGACTATTAGAGCTTTTAATTAGTGGACGGTAAAACTTTGCGCCTGAATCCTCGGTAGATGTCGAGCCTAAAACAAACGCACCTTCATAAGCTGCAAACGTTTCTTTAAAATCACCTTGACAAGAAATGACATATTCAATGTAATCTGTACCGATAATATTCAAGGTGTCAAATCTTTGACCAAATGGTAAATCTATATCTATCTGTGCATTATCTGCGTGGCTCACAGTATTACAAGCAAAAACTTGTATCTGATACATTTCACCAGCTGTCACATTAAACGGCAATCTTACCCTTGCATCATCACCAATACCTGCATCACAAGTAACTATCTCACCAACTGACTGTGCGTTTTCAGGATTGGCAGTATATACAACCGATCCGCTTCCTGTTTTGATTTCTGACCATTGACCTAGGTTGAACCTTCTTGGACTTGATATTGAGGTCATGTCTGAAACAGGGAATAGGTTTTTATCTGTATTGAATTTATGCAAGCCTAATTGAGACATATCATAAACAAGCTCAGCTCTGTCTGGCGTGTATGATGCAGTATCCCAACCGTAAGAATGAAACACATCAATATCTGTAGGGTTAGCGACCCATTGATTAAATGATTGCCACACGCTACCGTGCCCACCTAGAGCAGCCATTCTATCTAAATCAGACTGTGTATAAGGTGTTAGTGGGGTAGCCCATGCCCAACTAGATTGAGAATTAAACTCTCTTAGCTTCTCAAAGTCGCTAATCTTAAAGGAAGTAAATGTTGTCATGTTCTCATAACGATACTTACGGATAACATCATTTATTATTTCAATGTCTACATCAGTTCGGTAAGCTTTTATTTCAGGATAAACTTTAACGCCGACATAAACAGCGTAAGCCATAAACTCATCTAGAGTCGGTATTGTTACATTATCTTCAAAAGCTGTTCCTATTGTGCGCGTAAACTTTAATACCTTTAACTGCGCCAACGATAAATTCGTTACAACACCCGTTCCATTAGTTAGACTATCAACACTCAAATCATGGAAGCAAACAGGTATGCCGTCAGAGCTAATCTGGATGTCAAGCTCAAACGCTATGTTTTGACCGTGGCAACGATTGTAAGCCATAGACCACGCTATCATTGTGTTTTGCGGTGCTACGTCTTGCATTCCTCTATGTATAATCACCTCCTTTTGATTGTTCAGTGTAAATTTTTGCCCGTTAAATGTTGTTAATGTATATCTATCAGAAACATCAACATTAAAACCGTTGCCGCGTAATGAAATGATATTTGTTAAGACCGTTGCTGCTGCCGTGGAGTAAGCTATACCTAAAGACTCCAAGCGGATAACATCACCAACCTGCTTAAACTGCTTGCCATTAACATCGTAAACACTAGCTGTTGATATCTCGACCGTTCCAGCCTTACCAGCATTTACAAAACTAGTGTTGGCCCATACCGCGCCAAAATTATCACCTAAACTAACACCGTCTAATGTAACAAATTCTTCAGCATCCGTTAAGTCTGCCGCTGCTGCCGTTATAGCATCAGCAAAAGAACCCGACGCACCTTGTGCAGAGCCTGATGGTGCAGCTATTGATGAGGCCCATATTTCTAATACCTCATCACCTGACAGCCCTTCAGATAAGGTTAAGGTCAACGCGCCAATATTAACAGTGTAAGCGTTATCAGTTTCGTGCATCATTCGACCTGAAACAAATACAGCAGCAACCGCGAGGACATCAGCCGGTAATGCGTAAACTGTTTGATCAACAACTACGGTTAATTTACGCTTATCCGAAACTATAGCTTGTGAATCACCCACCGCATTAGCGGCTAATTGAAGCGCGTTAATGGTATCGTTAGCGTCTGCCTCTGCCGCTGTGGGGAATAGCCATAAATCATACGTGCCGTTAATGTATGGTATAAATATTTGACTACTGACCGTGTTAATGAACCCGTTAATATCCAGTTGAGCTTTAGCAAGTTGAGTATCACCCGTTGAATCTGTAGCTATTACTTTAGGCGTGGTCGTTCCGGGACTATAAGCTTTTAGCCAATAGCCGTTTAATTCATCATAGTTTGGTGCGACTAGCGCTATTGGGGCGAATGCTGCCATTTATTGTTGCTCCTGTGCTGTAATTGCCGGTATTAATGCCGGCGTCGCTTGTGTTAACCTTGAAGGTGCTAATCTATTTAATGTTGGCTGCCTTAGTGCCGTCCTGCCACCAAGATCAGTTGTTATAAGTTCTGCTGCCCCACCAAATACAGAGTTGATTAAAGGTATTCTATTAACCGCGTTAGTTACATTCTTAATTGCTTGGGCGCTCGGGCCTTTACCTAAAGCCGTACCTCTTACTGGTTCGCGTAGCTTAGATGTTTTTAGCATATCTTGTAAAAATTTACGCTCTTCTTTAGAGAATAAAACTCTTAGCTTATCGCGACCAAATTGATCAAGCGCCTTTTCTAATCCCGCTCTTGATAACGCTGGCTCTCCTGCAACCTCTTTTATTGCTGTACTTCTTATATGCTCCATAGCTTCGGCTCTCAAATCATTCCAAGCTGCCGAGCCTGCTTCATCACCATCAAGTGATAAGTATCTTTTTAATTGCTCTAAATCAGTGCTTCTTACCGTCTTACTTAATACTGCATCATTTAAAAACCTATCAGGATTGACTTTATTTTCTAATATATCTCTAACTAGGTTTTTCTTTCTTGAATCGAATTTGTTTATTTTTGCTCTTGATAAGTCTTTTTCAAACTTTGCCTTTGCTGCTCTTGGTGCGGCAAATATATCTTGCCCTATGGCTTTTTCAACATCTAAATCTAGTGAGTTTTTAAGGCCCGCTAGTTTCTTTTTGCCAAACGGTGTTAATGAATCAAATAACCCGTTCATATCAATTCTAATTTCTTCTGCTGTTTTTGCATCGACCTTGCCTATGGATTTAAGTCCCTTCCCTTGAGCTAATACACCTTTGGATCTTAAAATATCTCTTGTTGCACTAGCTAACCCGCCTGTTGCATTATCTGAACCGGCTATACCTCTAATTGACTCGGTTAGTCTAGTCGGTTTAATGACCTTCTCGGTTGGTGCTAATTCTCTCGCCTGCTTGTAAGCTGCTGAGATTTGTGAATCTAAGTCAATAGATCTATCAGCAACAAAATCAATAACTGAGCTATTAGATGCATTGGCACTACCGCCCGTTGAGGTAACGGCATTTTCAAATCTATTTGATAGCGCGACCTCTTGTCCTTCTATTGCCCTGCGAACTCTGCCGGATGTCTTGGCTAGTTCTTGCTGCGCCTGAAACTCTGTCGCGTCACCAGTAACTTGAGCGCGGGTAGGTATGATGCCCTGAGACTCTAAAAAGTCTTTTCTTGCTAAAGATACAGCGTCATCAATGTTGCCGGTATCTATCAGTTTATTAGCTTCTGCGGTTACGTCATCAAATGATAAACCAGCTTTATCTAATGCCTGAATAAATTCCTGTGATGGTTGTCCTTGTTTATTAAATAATGGTGTAGTTGGTGCTTTTCCTGTTACATTCCTGATAATTTTACCGCCAAAGCGACCAATGACAGGCAAAGCCAATTCAAGAGAACCCGCGACAGCGCCGCCGATACTTGAGCTTTTAAGGATATCTTCATCTTTACCACCTTTACCTTTAGTTATTAAACCCGCCTCTGCTGCGCCTAACGCACCAGTGGCAGCTATTCGCCCCGGTATTGTTACAGCTTTCGCCACTAAACCACCGGGCAATAAGAATGGGGCCGCTTCTCCTGCTACTTCACCGACTGTTGTTGATATCGGCCTTAATTTCTCTAACTCTTGAAATGCCTGCTTCGTTAGCTCATCTTCTGGATCAGCTAAACCTAAAGCTCTAGCAATAGTTGTAAGCCCTCTACCTGCGCCAATCAATGCGGCGTCAACCGGTCCTTGTTCTGCTGCTAAATCCTGTAATAACCCTTGTTGTTCAGTTATGCTTGGATCTACTTCCGGGACAACGTCAACTTGAAACTGTGCAAATAACTGTGTCAACTCTTCCTGACTAGGTGGGGAATCACCAGTTACATTCAGTGTTCGACCTGAGTTTGGGTCTGTTATTTTAAAAGTAGGCATTAATTAACCACCTCTACAGTGAATCGCCCTATCTGTTGAGTTTGTGCTGGTGTAGATTGATCAGGCGTCGCTTGTTGGTTTTGTTTATTAGCAAAGTTTAATTGTCTTGCCTTATCAAATTCTATCCAATCCGTTAACGTGTGTGTACCAGTTGATAAGAAGCTTGCTGCCTCTTCAACTCGCTCTTTAACTTTCTTTTGAGCGTCACGTTTAGCGATTAACCATTCTTTTAGCTCTGCCGGCTGCAATCCCGTAGGAATCGCAGCTGCTAAAGCGAATTTTAATTCACTTTCTGATAATGCGCCAAAGGTTGTGTTACCAACAACATCTAAGCCCAAGCGTTTAACTACATTATCTAGCTCAATTGATGCTTGTCTAAAGCTTGGTAATAACGAATCAATTACACCAGTTTCAGCGCCGGAATCAATCGCGGCTATCGCTTCGTCGTAATTACTAATTGCAGTACTTAATGTTTGTATCTTATCAAATGCTTTAGCGCCTTTTCCTACCGCCGCTTTAATTGCTGATGATTTACCGGATAATGAAGCTTTTAATTGCTCTGTAGATGCGCGACCTTCAATGTCTGCCTTTCTTTTTTGCTCGGTTGTTTCACCAACTCCCTCAACAGGAACTAATTGTGCTTCGCCCGTTTTGCTTATAGTTGCAAAGCCTTTACCGGGTATAAATTGAGTAGATTGAATTCCTACCGGTTTACCCTGTGTTAAAAAGTTATCAGTAATTTGCTTTAACTGCTGAATACCTTCTGATGTTTGGGCCAACTGTATAGCTTGATCAATCTCCGCAATATCATCTACAAGGTTAAATTTAACAGCGTTTGCTTTCTGTTCGTTTAGTTTAGCAATAACCGCTTGAGGATTACCGCTTGCCAATATTGGGCTTAATGATTTGGCTGATGATAAATCAAGTTCATTAATTTGCTGCTGATTTAATAGTGCTTGAGTTTGCCCGCTTGATGCGCGCTCTGCCTCCTGCAATAGTGCCGGTTGCTGTGCAATACCTAGATCGTTAGCACGTTGAGCTTGCTCTAATTGTAAAGGCGCAATATCTCTACGCTGATTTAATAAATCAACTTGCTGTAAATTCTGAATGTTTTGGCCGAACCTTTGACCTATATTTAAAGGTTTTTGCTCTAGTGATATGCGTGAATCGATCGCCATACTATTTCCTTAAAATACCGGGCCAATAGGCGCGTTGTTAAAGTTACCTGGAGGTGGAGTAGGATTAAATAAGTTGCCAACAAAATCTTGAACACCTTGGTTACCGGCTAACTGCGTGCCTATATCAAATATATTGCCTCGCCTAGCTGTTTCGGCGTTTTGCCCTGCAATCGTTCCAGCCGCTTGAGTTGCACCGCCGCCCGTTATTAGGTCAGCTAAGTTTCTTGATGTACCTTGCTCGATACCTACTTGCTGCCCTGCTACATTACCGCCTAAGTTTAATAAGCTAAGAATATCTTGTCGTTGACGGTCAATTAGTGGTTGAGAAGTTGTTAAAGCGTTTTGCTGTAACCTTTGAAGAGTATCACCGGCAGATAAACGACCACCAGCGGCAGCACCCTGAAGTGTATTTTGATTAGCGTTTTGTAACGATAATTGAAAAAGAGGATTGTTTTGTAAAAAGTCAGCTTGTTGATTTGGGTCACCTAGAAAGCCCGATAGGTCTACACCTCTTTGGCCAACGTCAGCTAAAGGAGCTAGAAATTGCTGAGAAGTTACTGCGCCTTGGCTGACTCTGTCTTGTGCTTCTTTAATTGCAGTTAATTGCTCTTCGGTTGCTTGTCCTGCTGCTTGAACTCCACCTGAGCCACCACCAGCAATAGCGCCACCAATGGCTGAGCCAATAGCGCCACCAGCCGGACCACCTAAAGCGGTTCCTACTATTGGTGCGGCTATGCCAATTAAACTCTTTAAAAAACCCATACCTTACCTCGTTATTGTGCTTGCATGAGTCCGGCGTGGTTATTCAGCAAGGTAATTATATCATATTGTTGTTAATACTGTTTGAAACTTAAATCATCAATCTAAAACTGTTGGCCACTTGCCCTAATGGTAATGGTCGACGCTGTGGATATTTGAACGAATATACTACTACCAGCGGGGATTAAATGATTTATTAATTCTAAAGGAGAGTCTTGACTCGGCCCCTTTATCCCTGTCTCTTGTATGATTTCATTAGCTGCAATGGCTGAAGTCCCTATAAACACTCTATAGCTTTCCGTTCCAGTATCTAAGCTAGCAGTAAAGGCACTTATTCTTGTTCCTTTGCCTCTATCTGGTGATGTATATAACTTTTCAGCTATAGTTGACGAGTTTTGAACTCCGTCTATTAACGATACGTTTATTGACATGATTTAATTATCCACTAGTAAAATTTGAAATGAACCGCCACCATTACCGCCGGCAGCTTTAGATATACCTGATATTTTAATACACCCCAAAGGGGGTATTTCTAACCAAGGCAAATCAATAAAACCACTAGGCGCATCTATTAATTTCGCTGTATCTTGAAATAAAAATACACCGGGTATTAGCGCTCTATCTTCCCTCTCAGCAGTTGCCCTGATCCTAAAATCAACCTGCCTAACTATTGCAGAGGATCGCCATCCGAATAAATATCCTTTTTTATCAGACGGAACAGTGTATCGCGCTGATAATGATTGATTACCACCAGCTGCTATATATTCGTAAACAGTGCCAGCACCAACTCCCTGCAAGCTTATATTTCCTGCGGAAGTATCTAATGATCCTTTAGTTTTAACATGTAACCATTGAACGTTTTCAATATCTGTAGCCGATGTTGCAACTGCTGCTGCACCGTTCATTATTATGATTTCACTTTGTTCTAATCCTGAGCCATCAAGATAGTGTAGCTCAACCGTTCTTGCGCCCGTTCCTGTTGATGTATCATTACCGCTGTTTGAAACAACTTCAAGCTGTATCCCTCCAGGTATCGGGGCTACAGTTGTCCCGGGTATCTGTGTTAAGTCATCAAGTACAGAGCTACTTATACCATCTTTACTCCCTGCAATAACATAAGTTTTCATGCCCGGCACCTGTCCGCGTGCGACCCTCAGCAGAAATGGCATTTCAAAATCATTGATTTTTGATATCATACGACCTCCGCACCAAATAATGTAAAGGTTAGCGCGTTAGCTATACTCGTCCTAACTGCAATATTACCCGCAGCGTTATCAATAGGCGTAAACATATCTATTTGTATTGTCTGGTTGCCTAATATAGTGACATCATAAAATAATGCGGTTGTTTGATCGTAAGTCGAGCCATCATCATCAACAAATATTCTAAACTTAGCCGTTGCTGTGGTTGTGTTGCATATCACAAGGTTTTTAGCTATCCCTGTTGTGTTTGCATCAGGACTATACAAAGACGCCGCTGTCGTGTTTGCTGGCCTTACTTGCCCTAGTTGTTTCTCTTGTAAGTTCATTAGCTCACCAATAGCGCATAGCGCCGATCGAATATTGATTTAATAGCCGCGTTAGCCGTAGCGACTCCCAAGCTATCATTCACGTTCTCTAAATCTGCTATTCTTTTTGATAGCTGTGATGATATAGCAATCCCCGCATCTGTATTGTTTATGTCATCAAGGAGATCGTCTCCACCACCCAGTCTTTTCCATATTTGAAATAGAATAAAATCTCTGTCATCAAAAGCCTTTTTTAAATTAACGTCTTGCCTAACCTTATCAGGAAGAACTAATTGCTTTGGTGGATTTATTCTATTGGTCATACTCCATCAGCCTCTATATCTATAGTGGCACTGTAAATACTCAAAGGTACGGGGTCAGACATAGTTATCCTAAAGATAAAATCTGTTGCTGATAGCGTTTGGAATAATTCAACTCTTAATTTGTTATCACCTAAACGACCTATCTCAACCCATGCTGAATCATCATAAGAGCGACCGCCATCAGTTGAGGTTTCAATCATTATTCTAGGGTTTTCACCTTGACCAGTAATTAAACCAACGCCAGCTTCCATGATTAACTCTAAACGTGACATTATTATTCTTTGCCCTTTAATGCCAAGCAAGTCACCGTTAGCGCTTGTTGTTATGCGCTCGCGGATCATGGTGTCAGTGTCTTGCGTGAACTCGTCAAGTGATAATTCTAATAACTGACCATTTTTACCGATGATGTTTTTACCGTAAACCTCGACTAATGAAGTGCCTGAATAAGATGAATCTTGTGTGCCTGAAGATAATTCAAACCAGCCTTGCTTGCCTAGTGACTCATTAATTACAAAGGTTCTTGACTCGTTAGGAAATGTTATTAAATAAAAGTCCTGTCCTTGTAAAGTAAAGGCATAACCAAACGCATCGTCAAGCGTTGTCATCTTCTCTAATGAGTTTGATATACCATCATCACTAATGCGCTCGTTAATGCCGCCAGATACTCTATAAATAGCCTTATCATCACCTAACCAGTAGATTGCTCTGTCAGTATTAGCGACTGAGTGTATCGCACCTAGTCCAACGCTAAACTCTTGCCCTTCAATTCGGTCAATAGGAGGACTACCAACGCCAGAATTATACCAAGGCTCTGTTGTTCTTGTGCCAAATCTATAAATAGTCTGATTAAATACATAGTCACGCACCATTTTATCAGGGCTTGACTCGGCAGCTACAGCATCTAAACCAGATACATCAAAAGGATCGTTAGGCTGAGACATGAAAGATAAATCAGGTGTGGTATAAATAAACTGACTATTAATTACTGTTACCGATATAACACCAACCAAATTAACATTGGTATTTTCACTAAATACACCAGTAAATGAATTATAAACATAGACTTTTAATTCAGTGACTATAACTAAATTTGTGCCATCATCTGCAAAAATACAACGGTCAGTGCCGGGGATAATGCCTTTTTGCGCCCTAACTCCTGCGCTATTAACTTCGTAAAACCTATTATCAACAACTCTATATTGAACCTCTGACATTCTGTGCTGGTCTCGGTCGATCGTGCCTGACTCGTTACTAATTAGTTTTTGACCAGGGAATGACTGCAGGCTAGTTTTATCTTTGGCGCTTTGGTTAACCTGTAAATACATGTTAACAGTTCGTTGAGATGATAAAGGGCGCGACCTATTTTCATAAGTCCCACCAACAACATTAAAAGGTACGGTTTGAAATGCCATTATGGTGCCCACGCAACGGTTTCTTGAGGCTGATTAGAGTATTTAATATCATGCTCTGCCATGTTTGCTGAAGCAATAGCCTCATCAAATAGACCGTCATATATAATTGATTGCTCGGTGTTTCTTGTATGAATAAATGCTTGTTTCAAACACCCGTAAAGGTAAACTGTAGGGTATTTAGTTAAGATATTGTTTGTTTGGTTTGCTGGTGATAGTGCCGTTAAATCTGATTGATATGTGATCGTTGTTACGTAGGCAATATCTGGGACTATATCGAATTCAATCTTATTATTTCGTACAGTAAAAAAACAAGGTGTACCGGTACCATCACGAATAAATAACTGATCGGGAGTCCTAAACTTTAAACCTCTGATGCTATCATCTATTGTTATTGTAAATTTTCTTGATGATTGAAAACCAGCTGGCAATGCTAAAAATCTGGTGCTAATGTCCGCTGCCGCCGTGGATATTTTTTCATTGAGATTAAGTTTTAATGCGCCCTCTGAATTAGAGCGGATCTCGACTTCTGTAATATCTAAGAAGTCATCAAATTTTTCGTTTAAGTCTTTACGGTGAGTCTGCCCCAATACCGCTATCTTTAAGTTATCGTAAGTATCGTAAGCCATGATTGAACCTTATAGTAAAAGGGAGGTGTTACCCTCCCTGTGTTCTAGTCTTTCTTAACTACCTTTTTAACAGTAGCTTTTTTGGTCTTCACTTCAGTCATCCATGAGCCAAGAGCTTTTCTATCTTTGATATCAAACTCTTCGCCGGGCTTCCGTAGCTTTCCATAAAAACCAAGTTTGGTTGCTATAACTTTCATAACTCACCTACACGATTACATAGTTGTTAACGTAATCATTAGTTTGATCAATATCGCTCATTGGCATAAGAGCCGCTGAACATGTGATGATCGGCGTTACACCTGATGTCACATAACGAATACCAATAAACTGCTCGGACTCTGATAGCTTAGTAGGTGGGATTGGAATAATAACTACAAACCCTGGAACTAATAAATCAGCATCTTGAGCCGGTGCGGTTGGTGTGCCAGCTTCAAAAACACGACTACCAATTAATTGTCGACCCGTTGATTGTGCGGCATTACTAGCGTATTCAACCTGAAAGGTATAACTTTCATCGCCTGCGCCTTGATCGGCTGCAACTTCAACAAAGAAGGCTACTGCCATTGCTTCACCATTACCGATAGATCGATCTTGTGATAAGTCGATTACGTTTGTTCCTACAGCCGTTGTTGTTACTGCTTGGCTTGAGGAGAATTCACTTTGTGCGTCGATAAACATAATATTTCCCCTTAAGAAACGACTGCTTCAGTGTTTAAGATAACATCCATAATTTTTACTGGAATATCCATAAATACCAACTGATGAATAGTATCACCGAACTGGTTGCGAGCTTCTTTGAATCCAACGAAAGAAGAGTTTTTATCCATTGCCATCTCCATCAAGTGGCTCGCTACTGTACGATTAACATAGAAGATAGGAGTTACTGAACGGATAGCTGGTAAACGAGCGATAGAACGAGACATTAGTTTAGTAATGTTTGTTGCTGCTGCTTCCGCTTGTGTGGTGGCTTTAGCTACCAAATCAGCAATTGAGATGTTAGGGATTCGCACAACATAGCGCCAATCTTTAACGACTAAGCCATTATCCCAAGTGTAAATATCACCGTAAGCACGAAAGCGATCATCGTTTGAGTCGAAGGCATCAATAACGCCTAAGTCCTCGTGTTCCATACCAGCTTTAGAGCCTTTAGGATATACACCGAAAACAGTTTCAGCGCCCCAGCCAACCAAGAAGATTGATGAGTTATCTGAACTAGCACCGCCAGCAGATAGAATATTCTCAGCGTTAACCGCGCCTAAATCACTATAGCGTGCAGCTAAACCAACATACTCTTCAGGGTTTGCGTTAGTGCCATAAATCAATGTGGTCGCTTGTTGTTGGCCCATAGCCATAACAAAAGCTTTTGATTCTGATAAGCGGAATGTACTTGTGTTACCCATACGATTAGCGACTTTAACGTCAACTTCAGAACGACCAACTAATTCAGCGGCATTTTCTGTAACTTGCGCTGTAGTTGATTTGCTTTTCGGTACACCCATGTTCATTTTACGATAGAAAACATCTGGTAAACCGGTTCGGATAGTCGTTTCGTGACCTGTTGCTGTGTTGCCTTCCATAAATGGCATATCGTCGAGTGCCGCGTTTTCCTGTGAAAGCATCTCTACAATCATAGGAGTTTTACCATCGGGATCAATACGCTTTGCGTGATCCGATAGTGTTAATACTGTATTACCAATAGTAGCCATGATAGCCTCTCATTAAGTACCGTAGAATATTTCTTCTGCGGTTCTGGTTTGTGTTTTATCCTTCGCCTTTCCAGACTTAGGACTTGCAATAATCTTTTTCTTAGCTGAAGTCTTTTTCTTTTCTACCTTATCGGATGCCGCCTTAGTTCTAACATTACCTAAAACTAACTCAAATATTTTAGCATTAGAATTGACAATATTAACTTGGTCTTGAGTCCATTCACCAGCATCATAAAAGGCATTAAGCCCATCCATATCATTTTTATAAGCTACTGATTGCTTTCCGTCTTCAACCCATTCGCTATGCGCTTCAACTATCTTGACTCTCTCAGCTTCAACATCTACTTGAGGGCTTGCTGTGGTTTGGTTATTCGCTTTAACCTCTTTCAGTTTCGACTTGCGACTGTCGGCACGCTCTTTCAGCTTAATGTATTCGTCTGGATCATCTTCTTTCAACTCAGCCCAATTGATTTCGGTATCTTCAGCAACTAATACTTCTAATTGCGCGGATAAATCATTTGTCTTGGTGATGGCATCATTCAAAATTGTAACGTTGCCATCTAGCGTTTCGCGGTCTTTTGCTAATGCCTGAGTCTTTTTCGTGTAGTCAGCTTGCATTAAATTACCGGACTCTAAAAGTTTAATGTCCTTTGCGGTGTATTCCTTATCGTTTATTTCATAAACTAGAATATCGCTAGACTCTTCCTCTTCGTCCTGCTCTTCGCTTGCTTCCTCTTCAGCATCATCATCGGAATCATCGTTAGAATTATCCTCTTCTTCTGCTGGATCATCGTCCTTTTCCGCTTCTTCAGTTGGCGCTTTTTTGAGAGGCTCTGCGTCTGCGTCTGGATAAAATGCGTTTACTACTTCTTCAATTGTTTGAACTTTATTTTCTTCGCTCATTTTCTATATCCTGTTTAAAGGTTTGGATTTCTTCTAAGGTTCTAAATGCAACCTCACCGTTTTCGATGATAGTAACCAGATTAATTTCAAACTCTTCTATGATATTTAATCTTAAATTACACTCTTGCATTTCTTGAACTTCGCTAAACCCCAGGTTCTCAAACCTTTCAACAGTAACCTCTCTTAATGTAGCCAGAGAAGCAATAAATAATGGGTGATTCACTATTGTTTCCGCTTGTCTCGCGGCATCAATAGACTTTGCTAATTCTGTTTCGTCTGTCATTTGAGTCCTAAAGGTTATTCAAACTGTTCTTGCTTATTTTATCATTATTTAACGTCAATTCATAATGTGCTTTACTATGATGTCAAACAGTATTAGTATAGTGCCAGATAATATCAAATACAGGGGTTTATATGAATACAACGACAAACCAAATAAAGAAGAAAGGCTATACATTACCTGAAGGATTAAAGGAGATAGGCATTAGTCTTAGTACGTATCGCAGGTGGGAAAAGCCAAGCAATAAATTTAATAGCGTTCTCATTGATTGGATTGATAAACTGGAGTGCAAGCGATGAATAACACAGAAAAACTATTAAGAGCCTTTATTGAGGCTAGTGGGTATGATGTTAGAGAGGTATTCACAAGAGAAAGACTTGGCTCTCCTGTTACTCTTGATGATCACCCAATACAATTAGCTGACGGTTGTGTTTGGGAGTTTATTGGTGATGGTGAATATCAAATACATATAGAGTCTTATGAGTACAAAGTAACTAAGAAGCCTTTTGATATTATTTCAGAGGATTATACTGATGAAATGTCACGGTTACATATGGTTATTAGGGGGTCTAACGAATACAACAAAAGATTGTATTTATCTAACTGTGAACTAAAGAAGGAATTATCCACATTAAAAACAGGAAAAGCATTCAATGAATAAATTTACACTAATGATACATAACAAAGGCTGGACTGTTACCGCTGCTTGTGAGCATTGGGGTATTCATTATGATACTTATAACGCACGTTGTAATAATCCTAAGATGTTTAATCAGTTGGAGGATATGTGTAAAGGGTTAGAGAATAAAAACGGTCCACCTAAACTTGATGTAACAGTAACGGTTGATGGAAAACCTATTGATGCTGGTAAATCTGTAGAGCTTACAGTTATTAGTGGTTGTTGGGAGTAAGGTGGATTAAATGAAAACAAATAAACTAGCTGAGTTAACTATCGCATTTAGAAATCATTTAGCTAATGAATTTGGCATTGCTGATTATTGGGATGATAAATTAACAAAAGAACTTGATGAGCTCGGTATAAAATATAAATTTACCGGTGATGATAATGAAGAGATGCATATAGTTGAAGGGGTGGATTAAATGAATATGAATATAGATAAATTGATTGCAGAATTACAGTCGTTACAAAAAGAGTATGGCGATATTGAAGTTATGGTTTGGGAAGATGACATATCACAATTTAGGTGGATATATGGCATTCACTATGATGGGAGTGAAAACGCCATAATCCTTGATGCTTAAACCTGACTATCAGCAACCTTAGTATCTTCTTTAACCTCTAACTCGGTTATATCAAATGCTAGGTTGTCGTTGTGCTGCTTGTCGCCTTGAGTGGTTGATACGTTAAACTCTCTTGCTTTCTCTTGAAGCTGCGCAATACCAAGTGCAGCTTTCTTATCATCTGCCTGCCCTTTAGCCTGTGCTTTAATAACTTCAACTTCAGATAGTGCGCTCAACTGCCTAACCTGCTCGTTCAACTGTTTAATCATTTGTTGTTGCTGTAATGCAATACCGTTTAGCTTCTCATTATCAGCGCGTAATTGCTCGCTAGGTTCTTCGGGGTCGTTAATGATTTGGCTAACGTCTTTGATATCCATTGACTTATACATTTTGGATAGAATGTTATAGCCTTTCTTCTGGTCGGTTAGTGGTGATTGTTGCGCCACTAGTTGTTGGTGAATCTGCCAAGCACCAGACATATTCTGAACTATCTTATCGTTATCGCCAGCGCCTAAACCTATTTCAGTTTCAAGGTTATTATCAAACTTCCAATTTTTAGGTGTGGCTTTTAATGCCTTACCTAATACGCTAAACTCTGTTTCATCTACTTGATGATGAGCAACCAGCCAAGCAACACCTTCATATAGTTTGCGATAGAATACTTCTGCAATGTTACGCGCTAATTTCTCAGTGCGCGCACCGTCTGCCTTTTCTACGCCTGTAAATCTGGTTGCTGTCTCTTTGGATAGCCTATCACCGTCTAAGCCTTGAGAGGTTAATTGGTTGCCGACTCGATTAGCTTTCATTTGATCAATGTGCTGCTTAACTAATAGAGCTTTGTCACCAATAAATTCAGTTGTTAATGGCATTATCATATCAGTTAGAGGTCTATCACCCTTGACTTGAACAACTCCACCTAATTTACTTGATAGTGCTTCGTCTAAGTTAACGCCATTCTTGCCAACTCTAACCGCTTTCTTAGTGTTATTAACCGCGTAAACATTATCTAATACACCGCGAGTAATGGCTGTGTTGACTTTTGCAATGTCAGTGACCTGTTCACCCCAGCCCTCACCAATAACTGAATGTGGAGTGATTAAGGCTGAACCTACAGCGTAAGGAACATGATCGAATGGTTCGTTGACCAAGATAATATCATTAACCTTCTGGATATTTCGACGCTCTGCAATGCCGTCTTCGTTGTAATCAACCTTGACGTATAAATCAGATACTAGGATTAATTGACTAGCCCACTCTCCAAAGTCTGCGCGTGGTATGTTACCGTCAATATCGACATCGATGAATCTTGATTGTTGCCCGTTGATTGCTGATGATGGTAGTTTATTAACTAATTCTCTACTATGACCTTCAGCTAATAACTCACCGCGAGTTTTAAAGAACTCATCACCGATTAATTCAGCTTCGTCTTTAGTTTTAGCGCCGGATGAGATAAGGAACGAGCCGCTTGGCACACCTTCAATATTGACATTTTTACGCGTGACCTTTGCTCTAATTACTATGTTAAACGTATCATCATCATTCAAGTCATGAGAAACCAATTTAACTTCTTTATTATTCTTGTTCTCAACGAGTGCGGCTAATTGTTCTTCAACCTCAATACCTGTTATGTTTTCCCACTCATGATCTTCAGTTGACTCGACCTCTTCATAAGTATATTTAACAACACCGGCTTTAAGTTTAAGTATCTCAGTTAATGCGCCGCTTTGTGTAAAGTATGAGTCAGCTTGACCGCGTATTAACCAATCAATGAACTGTGTTTTTTCTTGTGCTTCGGTAACTTGTTTGGGATCGTCTGGGTTTGCCGGGCTAAACTTAATGATAGAGCCAGCACCTAAGAACATTCTAACGAGTGAAGTATGCGCTGATTCAACGGTGTCCTTAACATCATTAGAGACGAAACGAGAGCGGCCTGGTACTTCAGTGCCATACAACTCAGCATTATATCTATCCTCTAAAAATCTATTAAGTCGGATCAACCTGCTTCTATTCGTTGTCGCGTCAACTTGTTTAGCGTTTACTATGTGAAGTAAAGCTGCATCAGATAAGTTTGCCATTAAACTATTCCTACTGGTTCGTAATTGCTCGTGTCAGCCCACTCACTTTCTAATTCAGGCATATATAAGCACATCATAACACTATCAGCCTCGTTGGGCGAATCTATACCCTCTCGCTTCATATCGGCTTTACTCATTATTTGCTGTAAACCTGTGCTTCCTTTCTTACGAGGAATACGACAAAGTTGAGAGCGTAAAGCTAACATGTCAGGTATGCCATCACTATCTAGACTTATCATTTCATCAGGATCGATATACTCACCTTTCACAACGCATTTATAAGTGTTGTAAAACTTATTAGCTAGCATTATGTAATATTGAGCGCGGTTGTTTTTAAATGTCTCGGCGTAGGTTTTTGGCTTTTCGTCCTTAACATCCCTTACATCTTGATAGACATCATCTGCATTATCTTGGCCTGAACCAGATAATGATCCTTTGAACATATGGTAATTTATATGCGAGCCTTTGAAGTTATCAGAGATTTGACGCTTCAACCCTGTACCCATTCCGTCACCGTCCCACACAAAGTAATCGGCATTATATTCTTTTGCTAAATCTGTGGCCCAATCACAGCACTCGTCTATCTCACCGTGATGCTTACACTGAACAGTCTTGATGATTGAATCATGCCTAACAGCGAATCCAGCGGCATCCCCACCATCATCAAACGGATCATGTGATGCCACTACTATTCCGTGAGGTTCAAATACTTTCTTGAGCCTATCAAGTTTATGTGCGTCAATGGCGGCATCAAACCATTCGGGTTTAATAATTGAGTTCTCTACTTCGTCCATATAATCACCTAACCATTTATGATCGTAGGCTGCTTGGGATAACTGTTCTTTATCGTCTAGCCTTTCTTGTTCAAGCCCTGAAGCGATAAACCATGACTGAGGCATATCAGTGTAGTTCATTTGAACTATCATTACTGTATCGTCCTCGTAATACCCCTTTCGACTTAATGCGTCTTCCGCTCTTGATAGCCACTTTCTCGCTACTGCTCCAGTTCTTGCACCCCTATTCATGGTGATAATAATCTCTGGCATCTTAATGTCACTTTGCAGCAGTATTTCATCCAACTGCGCTTGTGATGTTAGCTTTCTACCACTTAATAATAGTTCTGTATCTTTTGCGTTCAGTCTGACTGATGCAGTTAGCACTCTTAATGTATTTGCTGATATATCTTCACCCTCTTCAATCCATAGTCCGTCGATACCTGATAACGTAGACTTTAAAGAGGTTATGTTTCTGGCTAGCCCCCGGTAGAATGTGCGACCTCCACTCTGTTCGTGAGTGATTGAGGTTTTTGTGTCCTCAAACCCTGCTATGTCTAATCTAGATATTTCATCAAGTATAGTTCTATGCACTGACTCTTCAATTGAGTTTTGATTCTCCCTTGCGCAACACCATAGCTCGCCATTAGATACTTTAGCTGCAACGTAATCAGCAATACCTGTAGATTTGGTTGAACCACGCCCCCCGACTATGATTTTTATTCTTTTTGGTTTGGTAAATATTGGATGGAGGTTTTTGACATACTCTATATCTATACTAGGCATTAGATCCAACAGGTATAAAGTTAAACACGTTAGATGTTTTTATAGGCCCACCGTCTGCGCCTGTTAATTCTTTCTTATCTGTCAGCCCTAAATCTCTTGCTATGATATTAGGATTTAATAGGCCAGCACTTGCACCTTCAAACTTCTGAGTCTCAATAATTTCCTTGATTGTCATTATGACTTCGGAAAAAGCTTTATCTTCTTTCTTGGTTTCATCTAATGAATCAACAAAATCATTTAAGTATTTAGAGTTTACGCCCCAATATATACAAAGCCCTTTTATAGTCATGGCGCGCATTAGAGATTCCTTACCTGTTACCGCGCCTTGGAATACAATAGCTTTTTGTAACGGGTTTTTCTCTGCCCATTTAAAATAATCAAAAGCAGCATCTAACATTATATCAGCCGTGGCAAATATCTTATCCCTGCCGTGCTTGCTTCTTGCTTTCCAGAATTGATTACCTTTTGTTGCTGCCATGATTGCGAGTCCTTATAGGTTATTCGCTAGTGTATTTACTTTCTAGTGCGCTTCTTTGGTGTTCTGCGTTTAGCTTTTTCTTTTGGGGTATGTCCTGGCATAATTAATCCTTAAACTAACGTGAATGTGCTTGTAGCATCCGATACATTCGGATTAGTTACGTCTAATTCGCTAGGGACTATTAATTCAGCCATGTTACCGATCGCCCTTTCTTTCGTTGATTGCCGCTACTGATTCACGTTTAATCATGATAACCAATCTATACCAAAATAAGCGGCTGCTGATAAAATAACGGCGGCTATAAGTAGTGGTATTTTGCTCACTATCCCACCAACAGTTTTATCGATGTGTGATTGCCATCGCCTAACTCGATTTAATGGCTCACGATTCAATTTAATAAAATCAATAAACTCTTGGTTTTTTATCTCTTGTGTTTTTTCTCTTTCTACTCGTCCAGACTCAATAGCGACTAATTGATTGACCGCGCTTGTTAGCGCGTCCTGACCTTTGATTAGTTGCTCTAATAATACGGTATCACTCATCTTTTTGCCTGCGTTTATCGAGTTGCTTTAAAGGAATTATAACAAATAAATGAATGATTGTAATTAATACCAGACCAACGGCATACAATGTCAACACTTGCGCCCAAATATTTTCGTAATGACTGCCATCTAATAAGTGAGCTAATGATATAAATATGAATAACCATTTCAAAGTAGATGTAATAGTTATAAGTAAACGTCTCAGTTTCTCCATAAAAATAAGCATCTGCTGACATCCATAGGTAAAAAGTTAGCGCGAAGCCAACTGATAGTATTGTTTTTAGTTTTAATCTGTCAATTATACACCAATATAGCGCGCAATATATAATCGAGTACCCGAGGTAAAAAGCTGGCTGTGTTAGGTGATCGAATATTGCTATGCTCCCATACAGCTCAGAAATGAAAAAAGCCACTAGAAAGCGGCTATCTTTGATTGTTAGAATTAAGTAACAGATGAATATAAAGTTACTTACGTTTTCATTGGTAATAACTAAGTTTGAAGCATTAAAGAAAATATTCATTGCTATTTCTTTTTAGTGCCGCCGTTTCTACGCCTTTTTGAAGTTGCCATTGTGATAGTATCTCCGTCATTAGATTAGCCTTTATTCTATCACTTCTTCATGCCAATTAGGAAGTAAAACGCCATTAGCCCGTTAATGAGTAGGTTGATATCACTTTGCATAAAAGTTGATACGTCACCCGCAAGCAGTATGCAAGACTCGAAATCTAATACCCTACCGCATATAGTCGATATAAGCCAAGTGTTAGCTAATAAAAACCACTCTATTGTGATTAGTATTGCCATCATACGTCTTGTTGGGCTTTGGTGCTTGGTCGCTACTGCATGGTCAAGTATGAATTTTGCTTGCTCTTTTGGCGTCCAATCAGTACCCGCGATCTTATCAACTATTTTTAAAGCTGTGTTAGCTACGCCGTCAAAACCAAATAAAGCTTTTATTCCTGCAAATATACCCATAACGACCTCTCTATTTAATTATCTATTATAACATAACCCTTACCGGCACAGTGGGTCAATCTGCATAAAGGAATTTCACCCGCCGTACTCATTCATTGTGATCAACAGTCCAAGCAATCAAGGAGTGTGATAGAAATAGTTGCATATTAATATCACATTGCTCTTAAGGTACTGTTGCAACCTGTGCTTACTTTATTACTTCAGCACTCGCATGAGAATACACGGAGGAGAATTCATCTTAACTCACCCCTACTTTTTGTGCAGCTTCCTCAGTTAAAAAATAAATTGCATACTCTTCTTTTAAGAAGAAAGTATTTGGTTGGTCTACTAAAAACCATCTGTCAGTAGATTTGCCATCAACAACTAAGGGGTTATTTATAACTTTATCTTCAAACATACTCACCTCTATTATTTACTCGAAATATTAATTATTTCCTGCCAATCTTTATGGTTTTTATCGCAATGCTTAGTCGCTAAAACTAAAAGCCTATCGCGCTGAGCTTCTAATTCTATAGCCTTGGCAAAACATGCTTTTATGTTATTAATTAATTCAGACATTGATCACCTCACCCAATAATTTTAAATAATGATAATAGCTAATACCACCAATGATCGCATAAGCCGCGTATTTCAAACAGAATAGGCGGAAAGTTGCTAGTGGTACTTGTCTTATTACTTCACCGTTGCTGTTGAATTTCATGATGACTCCTGTTTATCTTTAAAGTCCTACTTTTAAACAATTGGTTTAATCCAAACAAATTCGCCTTTAGCACATCGGTAATAATGTCTAGGCGCTTTGCTCGTAGATAGTCTTTCTCGCCAATAAGAATGAGTTTGGAAAGCTCTACTAATTTTGTGCTTGTTTCTGGCAATTAACTTTTTCATATCAGCCTACTTTAAAATACGTTTTATTTTATTTGTGAATTCAATTATCTCATCAGTAAATAAAATAGCTAAACAACCAAATCCACCAATCAAGACAAAACCAAGTTTTATTAATTCGTAATCACTCATACTCACCTCTACTTTAATATAATTGATTTAAAGATATGGGCGATCACTTCCATCGTCCAACCATTGCCACACATTTTGTATAACTGCGTGTTGCTAATACCAGCACTTAACAATGTATCTATATGATGCTCTGGCACTGTTTGAAGCCTAAAGCATTCGCGGGGTGTTAGTTTTCTGTAATATAACCCATCAGACAAATGGTTGTTATCTTGCCATGAGTTTGCACTCATACACGGGGTTTTTCCGTCCAAGGCCCGATCACCTCCAGGGTTATTACCTCGAGGTTTTTGTTTGATTAATACTTTTGGTGCATGTGAGCATGTAACAGTATCGGTTTTTTCGGCGCCTTCTTTTAATATCCTGCCGATTTCGCTCAATCCAGTTTTCCGATCGTCGCCACGATGCGGACTAAATCCTCTGTCATTTTCTGTCACGCCGGCGACACGGTTATTGTCAGCTAGATTGAATATTTCTTGCTCGCCGGAAGAGTTGCATTTGATGTAATCTCCCTGTCTACCGTTTTTTACATATTCATTAGCACATAAATTTACGGCTTTATCCTTCGGCTCATCAACTAAGCATTTACGCCCTTTTTGCCTGGATGAAAACTTATCGCTCATTACTGTTGCATCACAGGTGCCGTATTCAACAATATCAGCAAGTACTATGCCTTTATCTTCTGGTTGCTCAACCTTAAAGTTGGTCCAGTAATAACGTTTTCGATTCTGTGCAGATACCAAGGCGCTATCGATTAAAATTTTGTGTACGTGACCCAGTGCGTTTTCAGTATGAGTAGTGATATATTGCTCAAACTCTTTTTTCATTTTCACATTTTCAATTAAGAAATTAACCTTAGGGTTGTAGTGCTTGATGTGTTTAATAATATCGAGTAGGAACCAGAACAGCATTCCTCGCTCGTCTTTATCGGCAAGCTGATTACCAGCCGGTGACCACGGTTGACAAGGAAAACCACCAGTAACCAAATCAATACTAGCCCAATCGATATCCCACTCGCGCCAATTGGTGATATCACCTAATTGAATCGTACCAGGGAAAAGCGCCTGTGTTGCCTGGTTAGCGTATTTATCAATTTCACTTGAATAACGCTTGCCTACCTCAACACCTAATGACTCTAACGCCATTGCGCCAAAACTCATTCCGTTGAATAGACTTAATTTATTTATCATTATTCATCCTTTTTCTATTTAAGTTTACTTTCACATTAATAGACATAAATATAACTAACTATGCCCGTTAACCCTCGTTTTGTTCGTAATTATAAAGTCTATATTCAAATATAGATCAAGCTTACCTCATGGTTATAGCTGACATGCTAACAGGATTAAAATGTGTGATAGTTAGCGTGAATGGATTATCACCGACATATTCAACGAGCTTATCACACGCGATTTTAGACGATAATAAATTTAAATAAGTATCTATTCCCATACCTAAGCCAGTACAGCCTAATAAGTCTAAAACCGTTGTTGCTGGGTGTATTTCAATAAACGTTCTATTGACCACAGCTTGAATAGCAAAATATTGATGTCTGCCGGTTTTATCTCGATGAACCATATAAGTTCCTTCAGGTATACAGCTTTCATTAATCTTATTGTGAAGCCACGGCAATTCCAACGTGTGAACCTTAAAATCATCGTGAACTAATACGCCTATTGTTTTTGTAGGTAAGTAGCTTCTTACCTGTGTGAAGTGTTTCATAAATCCTCCGTTGCTTCTTCAAGTTTAATTCTACGCCTCTGCCTAAGAAGCGTGTTAGTGGTTAATCCAAATTTACGCTCATATCCGCGTGATGTCATGCCAGATTTAAACCAGTGATTAATTAATTCTTTCGCCTGGTCGAGTGTAAATAAAGATTTGCCGTTGCGATTATATTTGATGTCAAAACCTTTTTTAGACCTCGCGATGTTTTGTGGGTTTAAATCTGATGAGTTCATATAATTACTCCGGTTAATTTGTTTATATCCTGTTAGTAGTTAAATAAGGCTATCATTGTTACCGTATACCAAATGACCAATATGCCAATTTGAATATAAAAATTTCTTTTGAGTCTCTTTTGAATATCATCGAAAACCTTCATTTTATCTATCCTTAATAGTTAATTGAGCAATGATCAATATCACCATGAGATAGTGCCTGAACAATTTCAACGGCCTTTTCTGCATCTATGCCAAGCGCCATCAATGACTTTTTAGCTGCTCCTTTAATTTTACTAACATGACGGTTATTACTCGCTCGTTTATCATCCTTGGCTTTTTGTTCGTCAATAGCTTTTTGTTGTCTTGCTTGCTCGGCTAGTCTCGCTTGCTCTGCTGCCGCTTCTGATTGTTGTTTGGCGTATTCTTCACGCTCAATAGCTTGTTGCTTTTCAGTTTCAATGCGCTGCGCTTCATCTATGAGTCTTTGCTTTTCATCTGCTGCTTGTGCCTTGGTTGCTGCTTCGTTGGCTACACGGTCAATCTCGACTTGCTGTGCGTCCATTTTCTCTTGCTGTAGTCGCATAGCTTCTTGCTGTTCGTCTATTTGAATTTGACGTAAACGGTTTTCTTCTGCTAGCTCGGCTTGGCGTTGCTCTTCAGCTTCACGGTTTACTGCTACCATGAGCGCTTCATTTAAAAAATCTAACGCGTCTTGTCTTGCTTTGCACGCATCAGCACCGCGATGATAAAAACCTTCTTGCGTGTCGGTTTCTCCGCATTCATCAATAAGTAAAGTTATTTCATCAGATGACAAACCAACCGCTCGTTGTGGGTAACCATGAAACACATCAATTTTAATTTGTAAATCTGCGTCAAACTTTAACTTCTTATCCTTTTTTTCTTGATCGACTTTTTTATATGCTGTTTGGTGTGGTTCTTGAATTTCAACTAATAACGCTAACAACTCATTTTTTTTAGTATCTACATTATCACCGCCTTTTTTCCAATATGCCTTGGCTTCTTTGTGCGCCGCTGTTAGCTCTGTTCTTGCTGGCGTTGTCTCATCAAGCACAAATCGCTTGCTGGCTTCATATCCTTCCTTTGTTGACATGTCAGGCAAGAAATTACCTAAGTCTTGAATAATGGCAACATTGGCTAATACTTTGTCGAATTTTGCTAAACTGGTTTCTGTACTCATTTTTTAATTTCCTTTTTTGGGTTGGCTTTTTCTTCTTTTGCTTTTTGAGCGGCTTTAATTACGGCTAGTTGCTTTTCATAAGCTGCGTTGAATTGTTTTAAGTATGCGTTTTCGTCTAACTCTAAAAGCCTGCATCGACCTTGTAATTTTGCTTTGTGCTGAACAAAAACAAGATCAAGAGTCCTTTTACTTTTAAGTGCGGTATAGGTTGATATTTCAGCGCGACACCATTCGTTTAACTCTTCAGTTTTATTCTTAACTTCAACCTGTCTATCTTCAGCTTTGTCAAGAGATTGTGAATAGCCTATGTGTTCAACATAATTAGGATCATCAAACATACCTAAGAAGATATCCGCATTAAACCCTAGCTCAGAAAGCCCTTTTGTCTTGGCGTTGGTTACTACTTTTTTCCGTACTTCTTCATCGATTTTAAAATAACCTTCTTTACCTTGATAACCTTGAGTTTGATACCCTAGCTTTTCGGTTGCGTGAATTGGTATCTCTCCGCGTTGACCTTCGTAGATGAAAAATAATATTGCATCGTAATCAAGTAAGATGCTTGTGCCTACGGTCTTCTCATTGAAGACTTCAGAGCCTATCACTACACCCCAACCAATACCTTGAATACCAAACTGTTCAGTCGCTTTTTTAAACTGCGACATTGGCGTTATGGAGGTGAATTTATATTTGCCTTTTTCTGCTGGCTTCGTGTATTGTAAATCCGTCTCTGAAACTTCATTCCAAAGTTTTAAATTATCACTCATAATTTCTCAGCCTCTTCCTCTTCGCTAATTATTTGATCGATTATTGCCGCTGAATTGCTTGGCTCAGTTGTTGACCATAAATCAAATTGCTCGGTATGTAGCCAATCGATAACTTCTTGCTCGTTAAATCTGTCAGAAGTATAGATTTTCAATTCTGTTTTATCGAAACCCTTACACGCTTTAATCATTGACTCGCTGCGAGTTACTATGATTAATTTATCAAGTGGCGGAGGGTTAATGTTTACCGTTAAATATTCAATCACTTTAATCTCCTAATTTGAACGGTTAACTCTGTCTAATTTCTATAGCGCGTAGATAGCAACCGAAAAAAGATATGCGCTGATACCCTTAAAGCCCATCTAGTGACGGGCTTGGGTGGTGGTTAAAATTGCTTGTTTTTCTTTTTGCGACTCTTGGTTAACTCATTGCGACGATTTTGCTTAAACTTTTGTTTGGTCACTGGTGTTAGGTAGCGCTTAAATCTGTTTGATGGCGTTAGTCGTGTTGATGCTCCTTTTGTGTTTTTCTGGTTTTGAATAATTTGCTTTTGGCTTGGCGTTCTAACATCAGGTAAAATTACTGGTTGCCCTGCCGCTAAAAATACAGCTAATAATGCTGATAAACTCATAATACTTTCCTTCTTTGTTATCGTTAGTTTGTGTTGATGTGATTAAAGATTAAGCGCTTTCAATCGATCTGCTAGCTTAGTTGTCTTCTTGGCTAACTTGCGCATTTTTGATTCGATTTGTTTAGCTTCTAACTGCTCAGGGGTTTCGGCTGGTTTTACGCGATATTCTACATCATCACTCCACGCTGGCTTGTTAGGATTGAAACATTCGCCCCATGGACCACCATCACGGCACTCAATATCAGCACCTTCTGCGTGGGCAATTCTTTCTTTAACATGGCTGCGTGGTGGATTAGGGTACGTATTTACTAACTTAAATCTATCGGCATAACACCCTTGGTTAGTATCATGACCTTTAGCCTTAACATCTACCATATTACCGCTAGCAGCCGTCACTTGAAACTTAGTTTCTGATGTTCTAAGGTGCAGAGAATGCACGCTGTCAGTAAATGGTCTAATCAAAAAAACCTTATCACCCACTTTTAAATTACTCATCTTTCTAATCTCCAGTTCATTAAACGTTGTTGATGTATTTAATTTAGCACATCTACGAATAGAGTCAACTTTAATTTGACATTTATTTAAAATATAGTAAACTTGGGGTATCAACAATAAAGAAGGTTTAAATATGGACAAAGTGAAACTTAAGCAAGTAAAGATGACCGAGATTACTAACTCAATGGTTTTGGAAATAGTTGCTAATAGACTGTTTGAAAATAATCCTGTAACAAGTAAGCAGGGTGTTGTTCATGAGGCTATAGCGCTACTTTATAAAAAAGAGATTAAAAAATGAAAGACTCGACTAAAAGCAAATTATGTATATTGGCGATAGTTATTCTATTTGCTATTGGAAGTAATTTAGATGCTATTTTTAATTATTTTGGAGGTGCGTTATGAATCTATTTCAATTTATGAGTGATTCGCCAGTATTAACTTTTTTCATACTGCTAATCATAGTTGGTGGTATTGTCGATGTAATTAAAGCGGCAAAAAATAAAGGTGGTAAATAATGTACTCACGCATACTAGCAATAATAAACCGTATTTTAAGATGTGAGACTAACGAGCAAATGGAGAGTAATCATGAACGAAGCTAAATTTACTAGAGGTGAGTGGGAGGTTTACACTCGGGGCCTAGGTGAATTCAAGGAGATAGATATATTAGTCCCTAAAGGTGGGTTTAGTATCACACACATGCCTGATGCAGAGGCCAACGCTCACTTAATAGCTGCCGCACCCTATATGTATCACATGCTTGAGCAATTAAAAAATGGCGAAGGGTTAAGTCCTGGAGATACTATTGAAAGGTTACTGGCAAAGGCGCGGGGTGAATCATGAAAACATCAATCAATTTAAACGCAATTAAAGATTTACACGCTCGACAGTTGTTTATCGCTGCTTGGGTTAGGCTTGATAATTTGCCAGTGGGGGCGTCATGAGCATCAACAGTGGTCATGAGGCTTTAAAGCACTCAGCAAATAAATATCGTCGCAATAATAGCTATTACAATAAATTTATCGATACACCTGAACGCGAGGAAAAAGAGGGTCCAATATCAACAGTTGGCATTCAGGCTAAAAATTGCGAGATTATCTGTCAGACCAAGAAGTTATTGCCGCTCAAAGTGTTACTGCTGAAAGTGAGTTGAGTGATGCTATTGATGAATTAGAAAGTGAATAGGCAACAGCGCTATTTCTGGCTCCTAGCAATGACCAAGGAGGATCTTATCGATATTGATATGGGATTCATTCCTTGGAAATTTGGAGTTCTGAGAATAGCACCTGATTACTATTTTAGCATACCCGATAATTTTGTTTACTTATTATCCGCTAAGTTTATAGCTGATGCGGCAATTGAATTAATGATGACATAATTAGGAGAACATAATGATACTAATACCTGGAGCTAATTTTATTCACAAAGGGCGTCAATATAAGTTCGGGGTGAGCGATCGGCTATTTGTCGAGGATGGCGTTGGCGGCTGGAAACTAGCAAGAGATCCTGAAGTTGTCATTGAAGAACTTAAACTTGCTAATATTAGATCGCAATACCAATCATCATCAAGGGAGTATGGCGCTTTACGTAAAGAGCGCGTCGAAGTAATAGCTGATCTAGTAAAATCTAACCAAGTCATGACGGCTTTAGAAATTTCCGATGAGATGGGAATTAATATACAAACGGTTAGAGAGTGCTTAAAGGTATTAAAAGGTAGAAATATTATTGCGCCAAATTACTACAAGTTTATAGGTTAAGCACTTTCACGCTCTTTTGTTTCCAGGCAAGAGAGCGACAACATCTTCCTATCAGGCTCCTCTTTATATTTTCTAAGTATATCCGGTATTAAAATATTTTGGCAGAATTCCATTGATTCGACAGGCGATACTACTCGCGTTTCGTGGACTGACATATTGCCAGGTAATGATGTGATGAAGATTACAATTAACTCAATCATATTGATGCTCGGTTATAGATTGAGTCTTATTGTAACATTTATACGGGGGTAAAAATATTTCTTGAGCCAACACGACTAGATGATATTAGTTCTCGCATTGTAAGTGCCGCTAAATCATTCCTAACAGTCTTGTATGTGCCATTACTGAATTGAATGGCCTTATCTATTGTTATCGTACCATCTCGTTTGATTTTATCAAATAAAGCCTGTTGACGCTCGTTTAGGGTTATTGGTTGTGCTGGGTATATTTTTCTTATACCTTCCATTATGGTGATAGTCATTATTTACTCCGTTTATCACTTAATTTTATCAAATGAAACTAATGTTAATTCATTACCGAATACCGCGCCAGTATCAATATACAGTTGATTTTTTACGCTTAACGGCTCTTTAAGAGGTGTGTGACCAAAGATAAATAGATCAGCGCCTTTTATCTCACTAGCTTCACCGTGCCTCATTCTTTGAATTCTTTCCCTACTCCAAATTAGATGCTGTTCAATTTTACTTGCTTTTCTGTCGTACTCATCAAGTGGATAATCAGCATGGCAAATTATTATCTTTTTATCTTTGTGTTCAATTTCTAATACTAACGGTAAATTGCCCGCTTGTTTTATTAACTCTTCCGCTACTTTCTTATCTTCATCAGAAAGCATTAAAAACCAATCACCGCCATTCATAGCCCAGTGAGTTAATGTTTCTTCTGTTTTTTGCGTAATAGCATCAAAAGCCATTTTTTCATGATTACCCATTGAACACTTAAACCAAGGCTCGTTTATTAATTTAAGGCACTCTAGGCTGTCTTCGCCGCGATCAATCAAGTCGCCTACTGATAATAATAAATCTTTACTTTTATCAAACCCAACTTCGTGCAGTGCTTCATTTAATTTTGATATTTCACCATGAAGATCACCTATTGCGTAAACAAACCTATATTTCGAGGTGTTGAATATTTCTGTTTTCATTTTTACTTACTCCGCTTTTTGTTAATGATTTTATCGAACTCTTTTTGTAGTGGCTCTGGTAGGTTCATTTGTTTGCCTTGTAGTTATTAATCGTTAGTATCAATATTACAACTGCCAGAGCTTATTTCTGCATCACCAAACCAAAGTTTAACCTCAACTATCTCAACAGGGCCAAATTCAGTCTTTCTATCTACAGTAATATTTAATTCTTCTATTAGCGCTATTACATCTTGGTTGTTCATCTCTCTCACTCCGTAGTTAAATCCGATTAAAAGCCAATACGTGCATGTTTTCAGCATCTAAACCTTTGTCGGTATATGTTTGCCTTGCGCTGTCAGTCATTGCCTTATATACCTTTTTTGTATCAGGCAGAAATGATGTATAGTCACCTTGAGCGTATGTAAATGAATGACTCATAGAGCCATCTCCGTAATAACATATTGTTGATATAAAATATTCTCGCTTAATCATTTGTTTATTACCTATAGTTATTAAATAGTTAAATCGGCATCTTACTAATATTATCAAGCTTTAAAATCTGCTCTATAACTTCACTGGCAGCATCCAATTGTTCTTTGTTAAACTTTGCAGACCCGTCTTTACTTCTTTTTGATGTGTAAACATGTTATCTAAAGCTATTAGTTTTTGTACTCTTTCGTTTTTCTTGCTCATGTTATTTCTCCATTAATTTTGCTATAGGGGTCTTATGACCGTTACTTTCAAGGATGTATACAGTTAGTATGCCAGCCCTTACGATAATCTCTAATTCAATAATACATAACAGTAATCAGTTAAGCTTTTCACATCCTTGTTGGTAGTCCACACCACATTACCTTGAAAGTTTTACACTGTTTATCGCGGTCTAACGTCATCATGTATTAAGATTTACAATATTTGCTTGTTTTTAAACTTAGCTAGTTATGCGGTATATTTTGTACGTTGATTACCGAGAACATCGGCAGTGTGAACTATTCGGGATTACCGAAAGGTTGATAGTCTGTATAGTGAAATGAGCTAAACGGGTATTGAAGCCGTATCTGGCGGGTTTCACCAAGATAAAATCAGGGAATCGAACCCTCTACCTACCTGCTTTACCGATTAAGCTACTAACTCACTTCACTTATACAGACTATGGAGATGCTTAAAGAAAGGGTTTATGCATTTCAGCTACAATCAAACGCTTGTAGCTGCCGGACTGGTATTTTAGTTAAACCGTATACCGGATTTGGCGCATAAAAAAAGGCTAGTTGTATAAAGCCCTAAACATTTCAGGATGGAATTAAACGTGTGAGAGTTAACCCTACGCGCTCAAGACCTTATACAAATAACCTTTAATGTTTAATTCCAATTTCAATAACAGCTCTCACACTGCATTACTAATTATACGCTTTTAAGCTCCTTTATCAAGTTTATTCATTTTAATTCTTTTACTTATAAACTGGCATATCAACGCTACATTACCAATAAATAACCCTACCACCATGACGATAACGATCATAATCCCAACCGCATCCCATATTTCATGAATTAAGCCTTGAACTAATTCTGGTGAAAGCTGCTTCATTAATTACTCCTTAATTGGCTTTATTATCAAATTAACATGTGGAACTGTGCTTTCATCTAAACACCACTCAACTTTATGTACAAATAAATCCCCTTCAATTTCATAATCATCATTGAAATATATAGCGTCACCTTTCCTTGGTACGCAATCTAGGTTCATCTCTATAGAAGCTTGCGGCATGTGATCGTCATCCTTATAAATTATAGCTATAACTTTCATTTTAAACCCCTTTTTCAAGCTTTTTTACAAGACTAGATATTTTACATAAATTGTCATCCATCAAATGGCTAGCCCCTTCCAAGGTGAACACCATCTCAGATAATGATGATGAGTCAGCCCACTCAGGATCCCACTCCTTAATTTTTTTAGCCGTGCGTGGCATATGGCTGACTAATTCTCTAAGTGTATTTATTGTGTTAATTATTTCTTTTAAGTCACTCATCTTCTTACCCTCGGTTGTTATTAATTATTTTTAACTATCGTAATACCGTTTAAATGGTCAATTTCATGCTGTACACAAAAAGCAGTTAGCGCACGACATTTCTTTTTGATCGGATTCCAATTGCGATCAAAGCCTTCTACTACTATTTGACTATCACGTTTAACTTTTACCTGCTTACCTGGAAACGATAAACAGCCCTCACTACTTAGTTTTGTGCGACCTGAACGCTTGGTAATTACAGGGTTAATGATTTCCGTACTTAAGCCATTAACATTGATAACAATTACTCTTAATAAGTAACCCACTTGATTAGCTGCTAAACCAATTCCTTTTGATGCAATTAATGTTTTCCACATATCATCAATAAAACTATTAAGCTCTAAGCCTCGCTCTACACTATGAGCAACCAAAGATAAACACTCACTTCCTTTTTTCTCGATATACATTTATTTAATCTCGCCTTGCTTGTTGATGTATTAACCATAGCAAATACTATTTGACTTGTCTATTATTTCGTATTATTATTTATAGAGAATATATTAACGCAAAGGAAAACAAACAAATGACACGTAAAACAAAAATAAGTTGTGACGTTACAAGAGAGGCAGATAACCTATTAAAGGCTTTCTGCTTGAAGCACGAGCGCTCTAAAGGCTTCTTAATTGAGAAGATGATAAGAACGTATTGCGTTGAACCTGAAGTAGTAGCAAAGCCGTCTAAAGCGCCAGTAGCAAAAGTAAATAAAGAACCTGTTAAGCGGTTTGTGAAACCTGAAATATCAGACGTAATGAGTCACTTTGTCGAAAAAGGCTCTGTGATTGAAGAGGCTGAAAAATTCTTTGATTTCTACGAGTCGAAGGGTTGGGTAGTTGGTAAGTCTCCAATGAAAAACTGGCAAGCTGCTGTCGGTAACTGGTTAAGGGGTCAAGATAGCTCTAATGTACCAGCAGGGGATAACTCTTTAAAGACTGTTGCTGATGTTTTAGCGCGACTAGAGAAGCATCAACTAACGAGTATTAAGCAAATACCAACTAATATTAAAAAGTTTATGGATACTCAATACCGTTTAAAGAATTATCCTTCGCAAACTATGGTGCAGTTAAAGAATATTGGTTTTGAATAATAACTAACAGAGAGATAAATAAAATGAAAGATTTAAGATTTGCAATAACAACAGACGCTCATAATTTTATTATTAATGAATTAAGGGTACATGGTGAAAAATCAAATAATGAAGGAGAGACTTATTACAAGCCTATTGGATATTACACCACACTAGAACAGGCGCTTACTGGCTTAGTGAGAAAAGGGCTTTTATTAGATGTTGGTGAAAATCCTATTGAAATATTAAAAGCTATCACCGCGCAACAAGAAGAAATTAAATTGGTCGTTAAAGAATTTGGCGCGTATCGTAAAGAGCAAGTTCGATTAGAAATAGAGGCTTATGAAGCTAGAAAGGCTAAAGCTGAATCAGTTAATTAACTAAGAGGACAGCAATGTGGCACAAGCAAAAGTAAAAACAAAGTTAGAGTTTGAAGCAAAAATAACATTGGAGCTATCAGAAACAGAAGCTAAAGCTTTAAATGAAATGACAAAATACGGCATTGATCCATTTATTAAAGGGTATAAAAAGTTCCTTGGGTCATATTATATCCAACCCCACGAAGCCGGTTTAAAGTCTTTATTTGAAACTATTGATGATCATTTGCCTATTGAGCTTTCTAAACTGGAAAAATATAAAAAGGCAATTTGTGATGCAGATCTTGAGTTTAAATCTAGTTAACTAAAGGAAAGAAGATGACTTGTGATTTTTGTGATAATAAAGCGAAATATGCATTTATGGACGGTGAAAGAACCTGTAGCTCTTGCCTCCAAGTGTACCCAACCAACACTAGAGATTTAAAATTAATAATTGTTGCGCTGAAAAATAAACTAAAACCATTCGAGTTAGCGGCATCAAAAATGAAAGACTTTAATCACGATAAGCCGCCGATAGTTCATGAGAAACATTGGGTTAATTTAACATCGGTATAGCAGTTTAAACAATAAGGAATAACATGAAAAACTCAGAATTTAAAATTGGAAACTATGTCGTTAACGATAAAACCGGCGAAAAAGGCGAGGTTGTGATCAGTACTAAATATGTTGTTCATGTGTTAATTGACTTCGGAAGCGGTCGTGGTCGGGATTACTTACCTAACGAAAGCGACTTATCACTAGTTAAATGGGATGGTAAAGCTAAGTAATTTAATCAATAGATAAGGGGAATAGAATGAAAGACCTTGCGATGTGCAAAAACGAATTTTGCCCGATGTCTGATAATTGCTGGCGGTTTAATGCTCCGTATGAGCTAGATAATCAAGAGTATTCAGATTTCAAATACGACCCTGACACGTTTCAATGTGAGTTTTATGTCGCTATGGATGAGTTAGATTTTAAATCAGTTTAGATAAGGATAGATAAGATGAGACTACCAAAATTAGATTTATCAATATTGGCCAAGATTAGCAAACAGGGTGATCTTGGTTTAGAGAAATGGTACGAAGTCGTTTGCTATCACGATAATAAATGGCATTCCTTCGCTGGTAGCGAGACATTTAACCACGGTGAGCAAGTTGTCGAATGGGCTTATTGTATAGATTTATTTAATTAGATAAGGCGATAACAATGATTCAAGATAGCTTTGAATTCCCATTGACTATCTTCGAGCAAGCAACATTAGAACAGTTGATATCTTATCGTTGCAGGGATGAAGCGGATATCGAAAGGCTGACGAGTAACCCTAAAAACATTTTAGATGCTTGGTTATCAGTTGAGAGATGGAATAAAGCGAGAATTAAACTAAATTTAAAACCTTGGAGTTAACAATGAATAATCCACTAAAGCAACATCAAGCAAAGCGTGAGTAACCAAGGCCCAACAAAAGCCGAAACTCTAAATCTCATCAAGCACCATAAAATTAATTTAAACGATGGCAGCGATGAGTTAAGGCGCATTAACGATGAGTTAACCAAAGAGGTTGTGGCATTAAATAAAAGACTAGCGCTTGTTGAGGCTAGGGCTAGGTTGCATTTGGAGAGGTTGAGAGAGTATGAGCATAAAGGACTTTAAACTAACGGCTAACTCAATCGGTTTGCTTATTCAGTCGATATGGAAGCTTGATTTAAACTTTGCTTACCGGGTTAATATTGTTGGCTGGCGTGAAAAGCGATCGAATGACCAAAATTCTCTTTACTGGAAATGGTTAGGAGAGATTGCACAACAGGCCCTGCATATTAGTAATGACTCTGAAATATGGCATGAGATATTTAAAAAGTTTTATTGTCCTGAAAAGGTGGTAGGTCCTGAATCAAACCCTATTATAATTAAGTCGACTAAAAAATTAGATGTCGGTGAAATGTGCTTTTACCTTAATCGTATTGAAAACTACTGTATTGATAGAGGGTATTTAATAACGATACCGCTTGAATCAGAGTACCGTGAATTAACGGATAGACAAGTGCAATAAACTTGATCTAGATCAATATGTGTTTTTCTAGTGCTGCTAATATTACTACATCAGCAACGGAACGAGATAATCAAAATGAAAGATTTTCCTAAAAACCCATCAGCAGGTGTTACTTATTATATTAATGGCACTGGTTATCAATGGAATTCTATTTCAGGATGGTGGTTGGCATGAAAGCAAAACACATAAGTAAATTAATGCCTTGTAAGTATAATAATGATGAACTTGCATGGGTTATGCAGTTGATTGCTAGGGCTGCATTAAATGATGATTCAGAAATAACTTTAGAATTTTCATGGGATAGGTACGACAAGCTACCTAGGTTAGATTTAATAGAGTTAGGTTATGAGATATATCTTGATCACCCGTTAAGGCCTGAAATTATAACCATATCCGGATGGGATTAATATGGGTAATAAGCACGACTTTAAAGAAAGGCCAATTTTCTCTCAAGAGCTTTGGGATTCATTTTATTACAAAGTTTTAATGGGTGGCATGGGTGATGATACTTGTGAGTTAATAGCTGAATTATATGTCAGAGGCTTTGAGCCAGATGAAATTATATTCTGTGATACGGGTTCGGAGTTCCCACACACGTATGAATTTATAAAATACCTGCAAAATTGGTGTGAAGAAAAAAAATGGTCAAAGGTTGTTATCCTTAAAAAGTTAGATAAGTTTAAAGAGCCACTATCAGTTATCAGTATGATCAAATCACAAAATACATTGCCCGCCGCTGCATTTGGCAGCAAGTCATGCTCTTTAAGATTTAAAACTGAAACAGCAGATATGTATTTTAATAATAATCCTGATTGCTGGAAAGCATGGGGAATTGATAAGCCAAGACCTATAGTTAGAGTGTATGAAAATTCACTTGGGATTATTGGGTGGAAAACTCAAGTAGGAAAAGGAACACCATTAAAGCAGCACACAGGCAAAATACTTAGGCTTGTTGGTATTAACTTCGATGAGCCAGAAAGAATCAAAGGCTGGAAAAATCAACCAAAATGGACTCAAGCATTTCCTTTGTATGATTGGGAAATTGGAGAAGCAGAATCAACAGCGGTTGAAAGAGTTGGTTTATATTATCCTGGTAAATCTAGCTGTTATGTTTGCCCGTACTTAACACATGGAGAGATAGCTATGCTGTATGATGACTATATTGAGCTTTATGATGAAACCATAGGAATTGAGGATAACTATAGGAAGCATAATTTAATTGAATCGGCACAAGATGATCTATTTGGTGATGATAGCTTTGACAATACCGTTTTAGGGCTTGGCGGTAGAAATGGAAAAACAAGAGGTCAAATGTTAAAAGAGTACCAAGCAAACCCACAACACTATAAGCATTCAACAAACAAAAAACCTTGTGAGTGTGGCCATTAGCTTTCCGAACCTAAAGGAGTATAATAAAAGTTGATACTAATCAACCATAGGTAATAAATCATGGTAGCAGCAAAGAAAACAAGCAGTAAGAAAGGTGCAAGCGTTAAGGGTGAAGGAGCAAAGGCTCGCAAGGCAATATCCAAGGCTAGAAAATCAGGAGCCACAACAAAGAATATTGCAGCAGCGGCAAATAGGGACGATAGTACGATTGCATTAATAGAGAATGGAACTATTAAAAATACACCCAAAGGATTGGCTAGCAAGATATCAAAAGCTAAAACAACATCCAAAACACCAACTAAGAAGACCCAAGCGAGCAAGAAAAAAGCCGTGTCATCAAGGAAGAAACATAAATAATCACA